ATAATCCTTGGGGCATGGCGGTGGGGGATGCTGAAGAAATGCGGAAAACTGCCGATGTCCTTGATAAAGTTTGCGATTCAATTTGCCTTACTTACATGGACAAAACCAAGAAGAAAAAAGAAGAAATCATGCCGATGATGAGTGCTGAAACTTGGATGTCAGCAGAAGAAGCAATGGATATGGGATTTATTGACGACATGACAGAATCAATGGATTTAGCGGCATGTGCGAAATTCGTCCCTCTTATGCAGAAGGCGAAGTTCAAGAACATACCAGAAGCACTGGAATCAGATAAACCTAAACCTACTATTAGGGAAATAGAAAAGGCCCTTCATGACGTAGGGCTAAGTAACAAGCAAGCTAAGGACATTCTTTTGAAAGGTTATAAAACGGGAAAGGAAGATGAACCCCATCAGGAGGATGTGGTTCCGCAACCGGGTGTTGTTGATTCTTTAGCTCCGAGCGTTCCCGTTCAGCCGGTAATTGAACATCAGGAAGATGTTATAATTCCGGTTAAAAAGAAAGATCGAATCGCAGACCTGTTATGTCGAGCGGAAGTGGTAGCACCATCAAAATAAAAACTTACTTTTATGGAGGTATTTTAAAATGAAAACCGTTACGCAGTATAAAGCCGATATCCAGGCTCTCATGAAGAAAGCAGCCGATATCGATGCACAGGCGACCAACGAGAACCGCGATCTCAACGATTCCGAAATTCTTCTCAAGAACGAAATCCTGGATACGGTGGAGGATCTCACTAAGACCGTAAAAACCCTTGAGCGGCAGGACAGGGTGAATCGTGCATTGGAATCAACCGATCCCCCGGCAACCGTTCCCAAAAACAAAAAGGACGATCCCCCCCGTGAGAACAAGGAGAAATTCAACTCCCTCGGACATCAGCTTGCGGCGGTTATGCAGGCCGGTGTTCCCGGTGGACGAGTCGATCCACGACTCTATAACGCCGCCGCCTCCGGGATGAATGAGACAGTCGGCTCCGATGGTGGATTCCTCGTCCAGCAGGATTTCGCGCAGGAACTTTTGCAGGATGTCATTCAGACCGGCGTTTTGGCATCCCGCGTGGGTCGGCGCATTCCCATTTCCGGCAATTCCAACTCCACCAAGATCAACGGGATCGATGAAACCAGCCGCGTGAGTACCCGTTCCGGTGGAATCCTGGCGTATTGGGCATCCGAGGCCGAGGAGAAAACGAAATCCAAGCCGAAATTCCGGGAAATCGAACTGAACCTCAAAAAACTTATCGGTCTGTGTTACGCAACCGACGAGATGCTGGCGGATTCATCCCAACTGGAGGCGGTTATTCGGGAAGGGTTTACGTCCGAATTCGGATTCCAGGTTGACGATGCGATGATCAACGGGACTGGCGCGGGACAACCCCTTGGAGTCCTTAATTCCGGCTCCCTGGTTTCCGTTACCAAAGAAACCGGCCAGAAAGCGGCCACCATCGTTGCGGAAAACCTCATGAAAATGTATGCGCGGCGGTTCGCCTCCCAGACGAATGGCTATGCATGGTTCTACAATCAGGCAATCGAGCCGCAGTTGTTCTCCATGTCCCTGAGCGTTGGGTTGGGCGGAATTCCGGTTTACATGCCTCCCGGTGGATTGAGCGATGCCCCTTATGGCCGCATCCTTGGCCTCCCGTCAATCGCAATCGAACAGGCGGCGGCTCCCGGAACGGTTGGCGACATCATTCTTGGCAATTTCCAGCGGGGATATGTGCTGGCTGAGAAGGGCGGGATCAAGAGCGATATGAGTATACATGTGAGATTTATATATGATGAGAGCGTGTTCCGTTTCGTTCTCCGTATCGATGGACAGCCGGTTCGTGCGAGTGCGCTTACCCCCTACAAGGGCGGGGCAACGGCAACTCAATCGCATTTCATTGCGTTGGAAACCCGTTCGTAATTTAACCCATTAACTCCGGGGACCAACCCTCCCCGGACTCTTTAAAAGGAGGAAAAAATTATGTTTTCGATGGAAAGCAACCCTATTGTTGTTGGTCATGAGCCTGTCAGGTCCGATCAGCTTCTTGACACCTCCTCATGGTACGATATGTCGAAATCCGATGGTGTCTACATTGTCACTGTTCATTATCGCGGTGGAGATACATCTCAGGTTCTTACCGTTCATGAGGGTGCAACTGCTGCCGGAACGACTGCAATTACAACTGGCGCAGAATTCCCGATCTGGGTGGCGACTTCTGCTCTGACCGATGCAACTCTTGTTCGTCAGACGGATGCTGTTACATTCACTATCGATACTGCTACTTATACCGGTACTGAGATCGTGGTGTTCTATATTGACGGCTCTATTCTGACCAGCGGCTATCGTTATGTCCAGCTTGGCGCATCCGGTGGTAATGCATCGTCTATCACCACGGTTCTTTACATTCCCAAGGGACTGCGTTTCCAGGGAGATCAGGCTCTTTAATCATTGGTAAGGGATAGGGGGTGTTTGAATTTCGCCACTCCCTATCCCGAACCAAGGAGGCGAACAATGCTTAAAGAAGAAATGAAGTGGGTAGTTGACACGATCAAAGCGGAAGTGGCAGAGGCTATCAAGTCTATTAAAGTCCCTGCGCCTGTAACCTCTAAGCCGGTTGATGTGGACGAGATTGTAAAGTTAGTTTTAGACAAGATCGCCATTAAAGCCGAGTCCCATAAAAAGGGAAAGGAGAAATAACCCATGAAGAATTACAGCGCATCTACAATGGAAGTTGTTGGTGATATCTACAATGGCCTCCACGTTGAAACCACGGGCGGGGTGTTGGTAGCCGCGAATTTTGCAACGGGCGGGGTTGATACGGACCTGTTTGATATCTATGGGCGGATCAGGGTTGTTGGCCTGTTTATCGAACTTACCGCCGCTGCCGATGCAAATGCAACCCAGGTTCTTTTCTACGTGACCTATACCACCCCCGTGATTGCCCAGAATGTGATGTGTGCCAAGTGTGCGTCCATTGCCAATTTGGGTGCATATGGCCGGATTGTGTATGTTGGTGGTGCGGTTGCGACTGCTGCCGTGATTACCGATTCCGCTGGCCTTACCGATGTTGAAACGGCAGGCAAATCGGCCATTCTTGGTGGGGTATCTGCGGCAGGAGTCAACATAGTCGGAGTAATCGGAATGCAGTCAAGTGATGCGTCCCAGGCGGCAACAATCGCGGCCACTGCCCATTTGTTCTACACCCCCATGTCAACAGGTGCCTACGCAGCGGCCAAGCTGTAAGGAGGCTACTATGACTGTATGCCTCGAAACGACAATCCAACGCTGGAATGGCGCATCAACCGATGCCAAACCGTCCAGTGACGTAAAGGAGGGGTCCACATTCCATGCCGTCGATACGGGTGAAGAATTCATTTACCATAACGACGAATGGGTGCAGGATTTCAGACGTATAAACGCGATTAGACTAGCGGCTATCTAGTGCCGCAAAGGAGGTAGGAATATGTACGCAAAATCAGGACGGGCGACAGTCGTTTCCGGGCAGTCGGCTCCTTTGCGAATTGGCACAGAGGCCGGATTGGTCCTTGATTCCCACGGGAAATATTACGAAGCGGCAAAAGCCGGGAGATTATTCACGGTTGCCAATCAAGCGGCGGTGGCGGTCACAGCGGCAATGGCTACAACCTACACCGGACTCGTTGTGGAAAATCCTGCGACATCCGGCAAGGATTACGTCATGCTTCGGTTCGGCTGGGGGTTGTCGGTTGTACTTCCAACCGCGCTTACCATCTTCGGACTTATGGTCGGATTGGATGCGGGGGATGCGGCAGCGGCAATCACTCCCAAAAACTGTTACGCAGGAGGGGCGGCTTCATCGGCGGTTGTCGATAACGGCTGCACATTAACCGGGACTCCCGTACTCTGGCAAGTATACGGAAACGCAGCCAAAGGTGCGGATACCGTCACGGTTCTCGATGGAGTGTCATCTGTCGATTTGGACGGCTCTCTTATTATCCCTCCCGGCTACTATGTGGCTGTTTACAGTTTCGCGGCCAATACCGCAGCGGCAATCTTCTCGCTCATGTGGGAAGAAGTTGACGTTTAAATAATTCCCTTTTAACCAGGGAGGATAAGTCCCCGGCCTCCCTTTTTCAAGAGGATTCCAAAATGAAAAAACTATCCGTTGCAATTGCGTTAATAATATTATTCGTTCCATCATTTTCGATTGCTGCGGGTGGAACGGAACAAGCAAATCCTTCGATCCAGTGGATGCGAACAACCACTGGAACCTTGCTTTCCCATAATCAAGTTTCAATGACTCAAACTGCTGCGGTTATTCGACTCGCCCCTGCATCCGGCCATTATCGACATTCTCTTGTAATCCGCAATCTCGATGCAGCTAATACGGTTTATCTTGGTGGATTTAACGTAACTTCAACCAATGGATTTCCGCTAAAGGCCGGTG